CGCCTCGTCCATTCCGAATACAACGCGAAGGATGACTGCGACTTGTTCCGCTGAGAGTTCGCCGCGACCGAGCGAAGCGAGGATGCCCGAAAGCGCATCCGTGCCACCGATGCCGATGCTCTCGATGAGCGGCGGTGCTTCGTTTTTGCTCTCGTCAAAGATAGTGTCAATCGCCGTGACCGGAACAGAATCAGAGATGCGAGAAGGTTGAATATCGAACTCTTGTCCGAGTTCTTTGATCATGTTCGCTTCTTTCGCCCGTGCGCGGAGTGCTTCTTCGTAATCTTCTCCCATGTCAGAGTAAATCTGTCCTGCGGTCTTCAAGCCAGCTTTCCAAAGAGAGATATCGGCGTTCGCTTCGCGTCCGTAGTCAATGCTAACCTTGGCAGGCCAGCACCAGCGGCCATCCAGAAGATATTCTGAATCTGGAATGAGTCCGCGAGCGGCGGCGTCGAGCAAGATAATGTTCTTGATGCGGTCGAGGAATTTGCCTTCTAGCAGTCCACGCCACCGCAAGAACGTGCGCTCTGCCATTGCGGCTTCCATGCGCGCCATAGGCCCGCTCTTATCGGCATCGAATGCGAAGCCGTAGGGCAGGCCGACTGCCATGCAAATGTGGGCTTGAATGAGTCGGATAAATTCACCGAATGCACCCGTCGGACGATCCGACTTGAACATCTCCATTTTCTCTCCCGATCCCAAATAGTTGACCGTGCCAGGGTCGAGAGACTGCAATCGTGCGACTTGGCCTTGATCGTTCGAGTTGCCCCGTGCGAAATAGTCGCCAGCGTCGGCGGCGCCGCTCTCGGTGGTGATGACGCCGCTTTGATAGCTTGCGTATTTGATCGCCTGCACTTCGGCTTTTATTGCTTCTTGTAGATCGCGAGTTGCGTTTAACGCAGTAGCGAAAGCAGACCGACCACGATATTCGTCAAGTCTTGCTGCGTCGAACAAGTGGATAAACTCTTTTGCAGGAATATCAGTAGGAGAAATGTACTGATTATTAATAGTACGCGTGAAAATTGTGTATGAAACGGGTCTTCCATAGTCGTCTACGTTAATGCCGCCGATGTATTTGTCGGTATCTGTTCTGTCGTAAGGCGAGCCGATGCGGTCAGCTTCGACGCTTTGCAGTTTTAAATCTTCGCCGTCGCGGACGATGATGAATCCACAGTCGCCATCGCGCAGAATTGCCGTGACTGCAAGCTGCAAGAGCGTTGTAAAATTGTGGCGGCCTAGAAAGTCACACTCGTTACACCACTTCTGCCAATACTTTTCAATCTTGGTATCAACATCGTGATCTCCGGTTCGGGCTTGGTATGCGATGCGTCCTGAAACATAAGTTGCAAACTTGAGAAGGAGAGAACGGACAGGCGGAAAATTGTCTGCGAGATCGCGAGCGGCTCGAATGAGCGAAAGTCTTTCGCGAGTTCCTGCTGTATCTTCACCACCGCTAACGCCGCGCGAGATCCCGCGCTTTTCGCTCGTCAATGCTGAGTCGAAGCGCCCGAAATTGCGGAGCTTCGCCTGGTTGACCATGCGATCCAGCGCGGCCCTTGGTGCAACTAACGAGAGTGCTTTTGTAATTAGGTCTTGCATTTATGGGCGCTGGGTTGGGAACGTCGGCGTAAACTTCCTTATACGTGTTCCGCTCGCATTGTCAATAGCGGCCTGTAATTCTTTTATCGTCTGCGCGACCTCGGCAAGATTAGCGCGAGTAAACGAGCGCCCTGCGATGCTATACGAAGCGCCTGCAACGGCAATTGCCTTGAGGCAAGCCGTAAAGTCGCCCTGCAATTCTTGCAGAGTTGCAAGCGGCAGGCCAAAAAATGATTTGTTCATCGCCATTCATTTGATGGCGATGTCAAAAAAAAGAAAAGGCGCGGGGATGGAACCCGCGCCGGTTAGTGTTAGGCCTGCTTGAGTTCAGCAAGTCCTTTATCGTTGATTGTTGGTTTATTTCTCCAAGGTTCAACTGGATCACGGTTTTCATCCATCAATCCCCTTTTAATAAGTGAGTGCTTTGTATTGATCCAATTCGATGGAAGCTCGTCTCTGCTAATAAGTCCTGCGTAGAACTTCAAAACTTCAATTTGAGTTTTTGAGATGTTTTTTTTCATTTTGTTTTTTCTTTTTAGGTTTTCTTCGTCTGGGATTCATTCCCTTTCGATGTTTTTAATATCTACGCTTTTTTTATTTTTGAAAAGAAAAAAATTAAATTATTTTTTGCCCGTTGCCGAGTCGCTTAAATGCTAGCTCTCCGCGCCTATCGGCAAAACCCCTGCAAGCATAGCGGACGCGAGCGCGATACACTCGCAGTCCCAAAGATGGTTCGGACGTCCGCCGATGCGCACCCAACGCTGTTCGACTTGCTTGGTTTTCGAGTTCGTCACGTCCTTTTTCATCTCGCTCAACATCTGTTTGCGATAGTCTTCGGAAACGTCCCGCGCAACTTCCCACTTCGGCGTGGCGTCAGCCTGGCGAAGCGAAGCGAGTTTGTCCTTGATGCCTTCATTCGAGAAAAAGAAATACGCGCACTTGAGTCCATCGCTTCCGGCCTGTGCTCCCTCGATCTTAGAAACGAAGCGGCGCGTGCGCCTGCCGCCGTCGATATGATAAAAGCCGTCCTGCCCCGACCCGTGCGAAGCCGTCCACCCACGCCTAGCACATTGTTCGTAAACGAGCGGTGTGTCGTAGCCAGCATCAACGACGACGCACCGCGGCATGATGTCGAATTGCTGTTGAATGGCGTCGAGCGTCTCCCAAGTCAGCGGCCTTGACTCATGCAAGAGCATGGACGAGCCGTCCACTCGGAAGGCGCGGACAACGGCCCAGAAATGATCGCGCTGTTTGTCCACGCACATAAAGCGCCGGTGCTCTCCGTCGATCTTCTGACCTTCCAGATATTCCGCCTTGGCGTAGTCGCCAGTCGTTATCTCCGGCAAGTCGCTTGTGACTTCGTCCTGCCATGTCTGCGCCTTGCGTTTTTGAATAAATTGTTTGAGCGGCTCCAGGTTGCCGGATGACTTGGCTTCGTTGGCCTCGATCCACTCTCGCACGATGTTAAACCACGGCACCCACCATACCGCGTAGGCCGGATACTCGAACGAGCGATGCCCTCGCACCGGATGCGGGTTGAGTGCACGATACGTTGCAGAATTTGCAAGGTTCCGTCGAGTGCTGGCATCGTCTTTGTAGCGCGCTTCGCAATGCTCGCATTTCATCCGAACGGAATCCTGCACTTTATCCCACAATATGCCGCCCTTTTCGTCACGTTCGCTTGCGTATTCGATCTGGTCGAACAGATATCTCTGCCAGTTCCCACAATGGGGACACGTCCAGCCCCAGACTTCTCGCGTTCCGCTGTCCCATTCGGCGTCCGCTTCGTGTCCTGCGTCCCATCCCTGCGAGACTAGGAGCGTCTTTCGGTTCCATCTGTCGTGGTGACGAGCTTTTAACTCTTTTATCATCCCGCTTTTCCATCTCCAGACTTCATCACCGATGCAGTAGCGCATCGACTTTTCTTGAAGGTTGGTCATGTTCGCCCCGCCTGCAAAGAGAACCATGTGCGGAAATAGGATAGTCGTCTTGCGTAGCGCGTGCCGGTCTTCTGGGAACAAGTCTTTGACAGGCTGGCATTCGTTGAAGATGGGAAGCAAGCGCGACTCTGTCCAGTCCTTGACCATGTCGTCAGTCTGACCGACGAAAAGTGTAGGCCCAGGCTTTTGTGCGACGATAAAGCAGGCGAGCGTTTCCATCATGGTAGTCTTACCGCCACCAGTCGGTGCGCGAAGAAATACCTGTGTCGTTTCGTCATCGCTTGCGGCTAGCAACGGAGCGTTGAGCCACGGCGCAACCGAAGGATCGAAGCGCGAAGCGCGATCTGAGTTTGGAAAGCTGACGTGGTCGGATGCCCAGTCTAAGATCGTGCCATCGAATGCTAACTTTATTCCGTCGCGGATGCCTTGTGCTAGTGGGTTCATTCGATATCTTTTCTAGCGTCCCAAATAAAAAAGCCCACCAATAAAATTGCGACAATGATTGAGATTATCATCGCATTCCAAAAATTTGCTTGAGCGCGTCAAGATTCCCATACGGCGGCTGTTTAGAAATAGGTTCCTCTTCTCCGTCATACATTGCAACTTCCCACGTTGTTTCAAACATTTTCCGAAGACCGGCGGCGGACAACGTCACGTTTCCTTTTTCACTATCGAATGAAGGATTGCGTTTTGAGTAAATTTTCCAGAGTTCTTTTTTTGTCATAGCTTTTTAGTCCTAGGTAAAGCCTAGTTTGAACTATACCCTTTCGAGTTCAATTTGTTCATCAGTTGTTTGGTTATACCTTCTCAAGCTCATTTCGGATCTCGGCTAGGATCGCCTGCGTGCGCTCGTGCAGCTTCTTTCGCAAGCTCGCTTCGTCGAGTCCGGCTAATGCGCCCGATGCGTCGTTGACGAGCGCAGCGAGTTTGGCGCTGAAAATAGCGCCGATGCGGATACCGGCTTCGCGCACAACTGCGATCTCCACAAGCTCGCCCCTGTCTTGCTGAAGCCGGACGCGAATGCGTTCGGATTCGAGCAGGGTCTTTTCGAGACGCGCTTCGTTCAGCGTAGCCGGTGCGGCTTTGCCCGATGCCTGCAAGTATTCGTCGCGCCATTTTGTAGCGTCCTCGACCGACGTTGTGGGACAGCCCATTTTGACCCATTTATGGACGGCAACTTTAGAAACTCCCCACGCATCCGCGATGACTTGGAGCGTTACTTTGTTAACCTTGGTTTTTTTGATCATGCACAAGAGAGCAAAGAGAGTATGTTAACCCCCA